GTTCGCGGATATATTCACTACCTCAGAGAACGCGCGATCAAAGGTGACGCACAATCCGCTGGCGATGATTATTCGACACACCGCGCCAGGCTGACAAAGGCCAAAGCTGACATGGCGGAAATGGAGCGCGAGCAAATGGCGAGCCGATTGATCCCAGCCGCTGATGTTGAAAAAGCGTGGACCGATGTCGTCGCCAATATGAGGGCAAAAATGCTCTCGATCCCAACTGTTGCAGCCGCGGATGCTCAGGCAGCGCAAACGCTGGCGGAGGCAAAACAGGTTTTGAAGGACAGAATACATGACGCACTTGCGGAACTCTCAGAGGTCCGAGTCGAAGTCATTAACCCTCTACGGTCATCCGACACTGAGGGCGGTGACGGAGAGGACATTTCGGACAGCGACACCACCGCCTGATCTTACGGTTTCAGAATGGGCGGATGAATTTCGTCGCCTGTCGCCAGAGGCTTCGGCGGAGCCTGGTCGCTGGTCAACTTCGCGGGCAGAATATCAGCGCGGCATGATGGACGCGATAAGCGATCCTCGGATCGAACAAGTGGTGTTTATGACATCCGCCCAGGTTGGGAAAACCGAGATCATCAACAACATCTGCGCCTATCATATCTCGCAAGACCCAGCCCCGATGCTTGTCGTTCAGCCAACTTTGGAAATGGCAAAATCGTGGTCTCAAGAGCGTTTATCTCCAATGATAAGAGACACTGATTCCCTATCTGGTTTGATCGCTGATCCTAGAGCTAAGGACAGCGGCAATACGATGTTGCACAAGCTATTCCCTGGTGGACATATATCGATCGCTGGTGCGAACTCACCTGCGGGCCTTGCTTCGCGTCCGATCCGAATTGTCCTTTGCGATGAGGTGGACCGCTATCCCGTCTCGGCAGGAACCGAGGGCGATCCGATCGAACTTGCGCGGAAACGATCGACGACATTTTGGAACCGAAAAATCATTCTGGTCTCAACCCCAACGAACAAGGGCCATAGTCGGATTGAGGCGGCTTTTGATGAAACGGATCAACGCCGATACCACATCCCTTGTCCAGACTGCGGAGAGCATCAAGTTCTCAACTGGAAAAACGTCCAATGGCAAAAAGACAAGCCTGATACGGCGGGTTATGTTTGCGAACATTGCGGATCATTCTGGGATGATGCAATGCGCTATAACGCGGTCAAGCGCGGGAAATGGATTGCATCCGCGCCATTCACGGGGATCGCTGGCTTTCATTTGAGCGGTCTTTATTCGCCTTGGATGTCGCTCTCGCAAGCGGTCTCCGACTTTTTATCGGCAAAACGCGAGCCAATGCGTCTGAAAACGTGGGTCAATACATATCTCGGCGAAACCTGGGAGGAAGAAGGCGATGGCGTGGACGACCAGAACATCCCTGGCAAGGATAGTTTCGATCCGATTGAGGTTCCCGAGGATGTCGTCATCATCACCGCTGGCATCGACGTTCAAGACGATCGCCTCGAGATGGAGATCGTCGGACACGGGCGAGATCAAGAAACATGGTCGCTCGACTACAAAACACTTTACGGAGACCCATCATCGCCTGGCGTCTGGGGTCTCCTCGATGCGGCTTTGAGTGAAACTTGGGATCACCCGAGCGGCCTCGAACTGCCGATCCGTTGCGCTTGCATCGATAGCGGGGGCCACCACACGGGGGCGGTTTACAATTTCGTCAAGCCTCGAGAGGGGCGGCGCGTTTTCGCGATCAAGGGTGTCGGCGGAGAAGGAAAGCCGATTGTAGGTAAGCCCTCGAAAAACAATCGCCAATCTGTTAGACTTTTTCCTGTGGGGGTCGATGGGATCAAGGAGATGGTTTATTCAAGGCTCAAAATCCGAACGCCTGGGCCTGGGTTCTGTCACTTCCCCGAGGGACGGTCGGATGAGTTCTTCGCGCAACTCACCGCTGAAAAGATGGTAACGCGCTTCAGAAAAGGTTATAAGAGGCGTGAATGGGTGCAAACGCGCCCGCGAAACGAGGCTCTCGATTGTCGAGTGTATGCGATCGCGGCGCTTGGCATCTTGAACTTGAACGTGAACAGTCTGGCAAATCGGTTCGCTGCGAAGGCGGCACAAAGCGGGGATGATGAGCCTGAGAAGATAGAACCCGAGGTCACGCCGCAAGCGCGACCGTCACAACGTCCAGTTCGTCGGCAAGGCGGCGGTGGCTTTGTGAACTCATGGAGATGATGGTCGATGGCGAACCTCTTTGATGCCGCAAACTCCCCGACCCAAGAGCCGCTCGAGGTGGTCGTCGGCGATTTCATACAATGGCGGAAAACGGAACTCGGCTCGGATTATCCCAACGACGAGTATACCGCGACTTATGTGGCTCGCCTCACGGCTGGCGGATCGAGCGAGATTCAGATAGTCGGAACCGCCTACGGTTCTGATTATTTGTTCTCAGTCTCGAGCGCGGTTTCGGATGATTTCACGCCAGGCTATTACCACTGGCAGCTTGAAATGGTTCGGGACTCGGATTCTGAACGGGTGGTCGTCGAGCGTGGAACCTTCACGGCGCTTGCCGATCTGGATGTCAATGGCGCTGATCCTCGATCCCATGCCGAGATCATGGTCGATAAGATCGAGGCTCGCCTCGAGAACCGCGCCGATGTCGATGTTTCAAACTACTCGATCAACGGGCGCTCTTTGGTCAAGATGTCGATCGATGAACTTATGAAGTGGCGCGACTATTATCGCGCCGAATTGGCGATGGAAAAAAGAAAAGAGCGGGTGCGGCGCGGCAAATCGACGGGCGCAACCGTGAAAGTGAGGTTCTGAGATGGGCGTCTTTGATTTCATCAAGCGCGATAAAAAGCCGATGGCTCGGCGCTCATATAAGGCGGCGCAAGGCGGTCGGCTTTTTTCTGACTTCATCGCCTCGAGCCGATCGGCGGATTCAGAGATCAAGGCGGCACTGCAAACGCTCCGCTATCGATGCCGCGATCTGTCTCGGAATGATGAATATGCAAAGCGGTTTTTGACGCTCATCAAGACCAATGTGGTCGGGGATCGAGGTGTCCAGGTTCAAGTAAAAGCGAAGAACGCCGATGGCAGTTTCGATGCGCCTGGTAACTCGATCATCGAAAACGCTTGGTCAACATGGGGCAGAAAAGGAATCTGCACGGTCGATGGCCGATTCTCTTGGAAAGACGCGCAAAGGTTTGCTGCCGAGGCCCTTGCCCGCGATGGCGAACTTTTGGTTCGGATGGTCAATTATCCTGGAAACCCTCATGGATTCGCGATCGAGTTCCTCGAGGTCGATCTCCTCGATGAGAACCACAACGAAACACTGAAAAGCGGCAACAAGGTTCGCATGGGCGTCGAGATCGATCGGTTCCATCGGCCTGTCGCATATCATCTTTTGACCGCTCACCCAGGCGATAACGAATACACATCGAGCCTAGCAACGCGCCGAACCCGTGTTCCAGCCGATAAGGTTCTGCATATTTTCCTCCCCGAACGGGCGCAACAAACGCGAGGGGTTCCGTGGATGGCGGCGGCGATCGCACCGCTCAAGCAACTTAACGGAATGCGTGAGGCGGTCTTGGTGGCTGAGAGAGTGGCGGCATCAAAGATGGGTTTCTTTGTCACGCCAAGCGGTGATGAGTTTGTCGGAGATGATGTCGAAAACAGCTACACACCTATCATCGAAGCAACGCCAGGATCATTCGTCCAACTTGCGCCAGGTCAAGATTTTAAGACCTTTGATCCATCTACCGGATCAAATAATTTTGCCGATTTCGAAAAGGCGATCTTGCGCGGCATCGCCTCGGGTCTCGGGGTTTCTTATGCCTCGCTCTCGAACGATCTCACGCAAACGTCCTATTCCTCAATCCGCCAAGGTGCGCTCGAGGACCGCGACTTTTACAAGGTGCTGCACGATTTCATGATCGAACACTTTGTTCAACCGATCTTCCGCGCCTGGCTGATGGCGGTGATGGACAACGGCGCGATCCCGATCCCGCCAACGCGCTTTGACAAGTTCGCCGATAACGTCGAGTTCCGCGCTCGAGGCTTTGCTTGGGTCGATCCTCAACGCGAGATG